GATTACTGCGCTTGTAACATCAGTTATTGTTGTTGCATTGAAGCAGGCTTTAGGGCTATAACAACCCGCAATTTAGAATAGTCTTATGGCTATCTATTTTGAACCTTTTCCTGCAAATACCCGTAACGATGAATTCGGCAATCTAGCCCCTTATCGTAATGGCAGACCACATCGCGGGCAGGACTGGTCTCCTAAAGAAAAGTCTGCAATCAAGGCGATCACTGATGGCACTGTTTTTGTTTCAACCTGGACTGATGTTTTAGGTTGGATTGTTATCCACTCAACTAAAGACAATCATTGGGTGCTTTATGCGCATTTGGCTGAGAAGTCTGCGCTAGTCAAGGGCGATAAGGTGATTGGTGGTAAGACTGTTTTGGGCAAAGTTGGTGGCGGTAGAAACACACCATCAGGTTCTGCTTCAACAGGCGCACACCTACACTTGAGCATTGGTAAAGCTAATAAAGATTGGTCTAACCCAAACATTCATTTGAGTGCTTACGAAGATTTGATTGATCCACTAAAGCACATTCTAGAAAACAAGGGGTAATTATGAAATCTACTGGAAATGTTTTATTGCGTATTGTCGCAACTTTTGTTGCATCTGCTTTAGGTGTTATTGGTGCAGGTTCTTTGGGTGGTGTTGCACCTGCTACTGCTGCCACGATTGGTGGAATTCTTGCGGTTGCTAAAGTGATTGAACGCCTTTCTTTGGCTTTCCTTGAAGATGGTAGATTGACTCAAAATGAGATCAATGCTGCTTTCCAACAGTCTGTTCAGTTGAAGAATGTGAAAAAAGAACCTAAAGCGTAAATGAAACTAAAGTTTCTTGCTTCAATTTTCTTTGTTTGGGTTTTTACTTTCTGGCCACTAACAATAGCCCGCGCAGATTCTAATGGTTTGCGTATGGAAGTTTATACATACGATCCGTCTAGCACACCTGAGCGTAGAGCTTATGAACTTTGTGCTAATGCCGAAGTGTCTGCACCTAATCTTGATGCTGATTGGGGTGGGGATGTTGTTGCTTCCTGCCAAAGTGATTTTGTTCTAATCCACTATTCAGGTTACATAACAAGCCCTAGAGATGGTTTGATTAGTTTTCAGTCTTATGCTGATGATGGTTTTTGGATGTCTTTCAATGATGTGCCTGTTATTGATGATTGGGTTTTGAAGGGCTGTTCTGGTTCTAATGCAATTGTGGGGATGACTGCTAATCAGTCTTATAAGTTTGATGCTTGGTGGTATGAGTATGGTGGTGGGGCTTGTAACAGATTATTTTGGTGGAATACGAATGGGCAAGAGATTGTGCCTGCATCTGCTTTCAGTCAGGATGTTATTGCACCGCCTGTAATTGTTGCCCCGTCTTTAGATCGCCCGTTTCTGCTTGAAGGTGTTGTTGATGGCACAAGTGTTGATCTGACTTGGTCAAGCTACATTGAAGAAACCCCGATTGAGCGTTATGCAATTATGTGGACTTGGGGCGATAATCCAGGTTGGGGTGTTGCTTCGGTTGAGTCTGAAATAACTATCAGCGATCTACCTGAAGATACAGACATCACTTTTAGGGTTCGTGCTGATAACGATTCTTTGGGTGTTTACAGTGATTATTCTGAACCGATTACTGTTCGCACGGGGAAGAAAACTGTTGTGCCTGAACCTGAACCTACTGTTATTCCTGAACCCCCTGTTATCCCTGAACCACCTGTTGAACCTGAAACACCCCAAATAGACCCAGAAACGCCCCCTACGCCTGAAATAATACCTGAACCTATCCCTACGCCTGAACCTACCTTAGAACCCGTAGAAACGCCTTTAGACACCGATTTAGAACCTGTGATACCTGAGATGCCTACACCGCCAGAATCTAGGCAACAAATCTTAGATGCTTTGATGGATGAAGCTCAAGCAGACGATATTGAAATTCCTGAACAGATCGCAAACATCCCTGTTTTAGGTGCAACCATTGTTGCCCTAACTGATGCGTTGAACTTTATGGGAAATGTTGGGGCAGATATGACCCCTGAAGTTCGTGCGAAAGCCGAAAAGGAACTTGTGGCAGCAGTAGTGCTTACACAGATCACACAGTTTTCAACTAATCAGGCTGTTGCTTCAGCGCAGGCTTCAGCAGGTTCAGGTGGATCAAACTCAACAGGAAGGAAGAGAAACTAAATGGGTTTTCTAAAAGATGTTATAGGTCAGATTTGGACTTTACTTGGGATGTTTATTGCGTGGATAGTTTTGGAAGGAACTGCTAAAACTGTTATCGGCTATTGCATTATGGTGAGCGTAGGTATCTGGTTTATCACTTACCCGCTACGCAAAGACGATGATTAGAGTTCAGCAACTTTCTTCAGTTGCCTACGCTGTTCAGGTGTTGTCCCACCCCAAATACCAAAGTCTTCATACATACCCACTTTCAGGCATTTCGCCATTACGGGGCATCGTAAACAGATTTCTCTAGCAGTTTCAATTGCCATCATTTTGATTTGCACTTGACCTGGAGAAGAGTAATCTTCAGGGAAAAAGATTTCTGGGACTTGCTCACACTCAACACCATCAATTTCAATGATTGCTTCGTGCAAATCTAGGGTGATGCGATCTAATGTAAATTTGTCGGTGGTCATAAGTAGAGTTTAGTTATGACTGAAACCAATATTGATAGAAATGCTGTTTTCTTAGGAAACTTTGAATCAGGTAGTAAAGAGTGGCACGAACTTAGAGATCAGCAGGGCGTTATCTCAGGTTCAGAGATTGGTGCTATCTTGGGGCTTTCGCCTTTCACATCTGCTGTTACTTTGTGGGCGCAAAAAACTGGCAAGCTTCCCGCATCTTTTGAACCTAATGTTGCGATGCGTTTGGGGCAACTTGTTGAACCTGCGATTAGGCAACTTTACGCTGAACATCATCCTGATCATACTGTGATTGAAGTTGGCACTTATGCGCATAAGGAACATTCTTGGGCGCACGCTAACCCTGATGCTCTTTGTGTTGATGAAACAGGTAAGCCTTACATTCTTGAAATCAAGCACACTGCTACTTATTGGGATAGTGTTCCTGAACATTATCGGGCGCAGGTGTTTTGGTATATGTGGGTGTTTGAGATTAGGCGTGCAGTTTTTGCTGTTGTGAACGCTGGCAGATATAAAGAGTATGAAGTTGTTTGGGATGAGTTTGAGTTTCAAGCAATCTATTATCGTGTCCTAGAGTTTCGCCACAATGTTTTAGATAATCTGCAACCAGAATGGGATGGATCAGATTCAACCTATGAAACAACTAGAGCGCTTGCCCCAGATCTTGAAGCGCGTGATGAAGAGTTAGGCACTTTAGGTATTGAGTTGTGTAATGCTCAAACTGATTTTGATAAAGCTGAAACGCATTTGCGTGAAATGAAATCACGAACTATTGCAGCATTGAACGGGGCTAAGTCTGGCACTGTTGATGGTGTTGTTGTTGCAACTTTATCTCAGCGTGCTGGTGGTTCACCTTATCTAACAATCAAGAAAGGCAACAAATAATGAGTAAATGTTTATCGTGCGACACAACAGAGAACCTTGTTTATTCTGGGGTTGATGCGTTGCTTCTAGGTATTGATGGTGCGCAAACTGAAACCCGATGCTATGCGTGCGCAATCAAAGAACAATCAGAGAAGAACGAAACTAAGGAAGAAAACTAATGGCACAATTCAACTTGCAAGAATATGAAACTGTTGCTGAACGCATCGCCCGCTTCTACAAAGACAACATTGATGGGCGAATTATTACCCGCAACATTACGACAAGCAACGACAGAGCAATCAGCACTTGGGTTGTGCAAGCCTACATTTATTTGAATCGCGAAGATCAGGACAAGAACCTTGCTAAGGCAACAGGTTTAGCGTTTGAGATTGATGGTGCAGGTTTAGCGCAAAAGACATCAGCCCTTGAAGTATGTGAAACAAGCGCAATCGGGCGTGCGCTGGCTAACGCAGGTTACTCAGGTGATAGAAGAGCTACACGCGAAGAGATGCAGAAAGTTGCTAAGGGAATCTCACCAACAAAAAATTGGCAGGCTGCCCTAGATAACATCAACGATCTTGAAGGTTTGCGCTCTCTCTATAACGAAGCGAAACAGGGTAAAGCACCTAATGCTATTCTGGAAGCAATCAAGGGTAAGGCTGATGGAATCAACGGAAATAAGGCAAGCAATAAATCTGCTTGAAGCCAACATTAGTGAATTGGCTGAACTTGTTTTTGTGTTGAATTCTGATCCGATTTTGCGTGGTAAAACCATTTCCAGGTTGATTGAACAGAACAATAAACTCTATTTTCTGGCTAATTCCCTAGATAAATAAAGGGTTTTAACTTTACCTAAACTTAATAAAGTTTTTTCGTGTAAATGCTTCACAGTCCTGCCAAAATCCTGTATCTTTGTCTTATCAGGCAAAAACGCCCGATACGGACAAAGGACAAAAAATGACTAAATACACTAGAGAACTACAAGCAGGCGATGTAATCAAGCACCTTGATGGATCGATCGTTGAGATCCTATACATCCACCCAATCAAGGAAGATACCCGCCTATTCGCAATCACTTATTTCAACCGCAACACACAGACTGAAGAATTTGATTATCAGCACGGTGCAGTTGCCTGTGAAATGGTTGGTGCATAATGATTACTTGTATCAAAGACACTAAAGCTTGCAAACTTTCTATCTGCGAATACTGTAACCCAACACCGCAGTTCATTCTTGAATTCACATCACTAGGCAGAATGGTTTTAGTTCCTAACCCTGAATACAAAAACAAGGTTAGTGCGTAATGAACCTGTCTACAATAGATCAATGACTGAACCTAGAACACCTGTTCTTGAAACAGGATACATTTTTTGTTTACAGTGCGGGCAGATTATTTCTTATGAAGCTTGGACTAGGAGAAAAGCACGCAACAGATCTGATTGGAAAGAATGTGCAGATTGTCGTGCAGTTCCTTCACGCGCAATTATGTGGACTCACCCTGCACTTGGAAGAATCACTTGTTTCCCATACAGTGGTGAACTTGATGATAACTGGAATCCCATAAATGCTGTTGGTAATCTGTATAGACCTGGAGAACGAATTTGTGGGCATAAGGATTGTGTAAACACTAAACACATCATTGAACCGCAACCGAAAACAGTTTCTGATGATGATCTGTTTTGGGGTTTAGTTGAAACTCAATCAGTAAACAAGAAAAATAGAAGATGAAAAAATTGAAGATTGGTAGCCTGTTTTCAGGTTATGGCGGCTTAGATCTGGCAGTGATGAATTTTCTTGATGCTGAAGTTGTTTGGCATTCTGAATTTGATAAAGCCCCTAGTGCAATTCTTGAACATCATTATCCTGCTACACCAAATTTTGGTGATGTTTCTAAAGTTGATTTCACTCAAGTTGAGAAGGTTGATATTCTTACGGGTGGTTTCCCTTGCCAAGATTTGAGTTCAGCAGGCAAGATGGCGGGTCTGCAAGATGGAACACGATCAGGTTTATGGATACATTTCGCGAGAGCTATACAAGAGTTACAACCAAAATTAGTGATTATAGAAAATGTTAGGGGTCTGCTAAATGCTAAAGCCGATAATGGAGTGGAATACGCACAGGAAGATTTGGATGTTATCGCAGGAAGACAACCTGTTCGGGCTATGGGAATTGTTTGCGGGGACTTGGCCGATATTGGGTATGATGCGAAATGGTGTGGCATACGGGCAGCCGATGCAGGCGCACCCCACAACAGGTTTAGAGTCTTCATTGTTGCCTACCCTTCCAACGCCAAACACGATGGAACATAGGGAAATCAAAACACCTGAACAGATTGCTGAACTAAAGGAACGCAGTCCTGGTGGTTATAGCAACTTGCGTGAAGTTGTGATCAATGAATTACCTAAAGACTTACTGCCTACCCCCGCAGTGGGACACATTCGCAATCACGATGAACCTGTTGAAGATTATCTTGAACGAAGATCTAAATATGAGTCTGGTGAGTATCGTGGTATGCCAGGTGTAAGTTTAGGTGTTTCTGTGAGAATGAATTTGTTGATGACCCCTGTTGCAACTGAAGGCTTGAAAGCCCCTGCACAACAAACAAGTGAAGTCAAGGGCAAGAATGGTCAAGTGTGGTTGAGTAATCAAGCTAAAGATATGGAGATTAGTTGGGGGAAGTTTGAACCTGCCATTAAAAGATGGGAAGCAATCACAAGACCTGCACCTGCACCTACTAAACCTGATGGGCGAGATGGGGCGCATAGACTTTCTGCTGAGTTTACTGAGTGGATGATGGGGTTGCCTGAAGGTTGGGTTACTAGCCCTGAGATTGGTTTGAAGCGTAACGATCAGTTGAAGGCTTGTGGTAATGGTGTTGTGCCACAACAGGCTGAGATGGCTTTGAGAATTCTGATAGATGATCAGATTATGGAACAGTTAGGAAAATGATGGAAAAGAAAAGTTATTCAATTCTTACGGGTGATACCTATGAAGTTGAAGCAAGTTCTGCTAAGGAAGCTTTAGCAAAGTTTTGGGCTGATTGGAATTCTGAACCTTGCCCTTGTAAGGAAGATGACTGCGAATGTGTTGGTTTGGGCGAAGTTATGACTGTGGTTATCAATGCTGATCCTGAAGATGATGCCGAATGATTGTTTTTGATTTTTTTGCTGGCACAGGTTCAAGCACAAGGGCGTTCCAGGATGCTGGTCATACAGTTTTTACTTTTGAGAAAGACCCATTTTTTGATGTTACTGAAACTGTGGACATTATGGATCTAACTGTTGAATACCTTTTAGAGAAGTATGGGCAACCTGATTTTGTTTGGGCTTCACCGCCTTGCACTGCTTTTAGTGTTGCTTCTATCGGTCATCACTGGTTACGGGGGGGGGATCATCCTGTGCCTAAAACTAAAGATGCTGAATATAATCAGTTACTTGTTGCTAAAGCCATTGAGCTTGCTGAAGGGCTGAAACCTAAATACGGGTTTTTGATTGAGAACCCGCGCGGGATGTTACGCAAATTACCTGTTGTTGCTGATCTGAATCGTAGAACTGTTACTTACTGCCAGTATGGTGATGATCGTATGAAGCCAACTGATTTGTGGGGTGATGTTGCTAATTGGGTTGCTAAAGATCCTTGTAAGAATGGTGATGGATGCCATACTGCTGCCCCGCGTGGATCAACAACAGGGACACAAGGTTTGAAAAACGCGAAAATTAGGTCAATGATACCTTATGCTTTAGGTCTAGAGATTTTGACTGCCATAACTAAATAAGAAAGATTAGGACAAAGTGAGTAAAAGATTCAAGTTTGAAGATTATGAATCTGTGTGGAAGCATAGCCAATCACAGGGTAATGATTTGTTGTTGCTTTTAGCGTTGGTCAAGTTTCGTCAGCCTGCTGGAATGTATGCGACAAAAGAAACCCTTGCACTGTTGATGCGTTGCACTGTTGATACTGTTGATAGATCGTTGAAGCGCCTGCGTGAGTGTGGTGAGTTGTCTTGGGATAAGGGTTCTAGTCATTCTAAGAGAGCTAACCGCTACCAAATTTTGCTTCCAGGTTTGGACTTTGACCCGAATAATA